ATCAGACGTGAGTACTCGTAGTGCTTGTCGATAGTTACAACAACTTCGCTTTCAGTAGCGGCCTGCAGGGTAACCTGAGTAGACGCTGCTTTAGCTGATGCTGAACCACGAGTAGGCTTAGGAATGTGGATAGTATCGCCTTTCTTGCCACGCATAGGCATTTTGTTGACGAGGTTAGCTACCACGAGGTTAGATTTGTATGCCGCAACAATCTCGTCAGACCAGAGTTCTGGAATAAACGTTGCTGCGGTGGTATTAGTTACATGATTAGAGCCGAGAGCCATAATAAAGTTCCTTTCAGAATGGGATTAATTATTTGACCCGTTTCTCAGCATAGGCTAGGGCAATATCATCCGCTAGCTCCATATACCGATCTGGGTCAGTTTGCATAAGTTTAATAATGTCAGCCCTACGATAAATCTTACGCGAAGGTGCTTCACCTGAACCGTTTGCATTACCTGTAGATGCAGTCTTCACCTGTTCCTTACGCTTAGCTTTCTCTTGAGAAGCGACATTCTGAACAGCACCGACTCGTTCCTTCCACGTACCTAGCAACTCATTGGCTGCATCTACGTCATAGTTCTGGTCGGCTTGTGCTAGAAGCTGCTGTCGAATCTTAGAGGCCATTACCCACTCTTGGAATGATGTATCTTGTACAATATCCGAGAAGTCTGGGTGCTGTGCCTTAAGAGTCTCTACAGCCCTAGCCTGCTGCATTTGGAGCGTCATCTGCTCTGCTTGCTTCAGCTTAGGATGGTTAGAGATTGCTTTCTCTACAGCCTTGTGTGGGTTCAGATACCAATCATCTTCATCGATAGTTTCATCTTCGGTCTGAACTGGGGCAGTCTTAGTTGCGAGTTGAGTCTTAACAAAGTCATCAACGATCTTACGCAATTCACCAACTTCACCACCTTGACGCCCAAGGGCCTTTTCGGCTTCCATGTGCATTTTAGCAATTTCTGCTGCTGATTTGCCTTTGTATTTATCAGGGATGTCATCTTCGGGTTGCTCCTCTGGGAGTTCCTCCGATGTTTCCTCTACCACTTCATCAAATGAAGCATATTCTTCGTTGTTGTCTTCTTGACGCTCGTCATCTAAAAGTTCTATAGCCATATAAACTCCGTGCTTAATCGCATTGTGGAAGTAGCCTGTGATTTTAATAAGGGGCAGGTTACTGTTTACCCTTGAGGTGCTCCGTCATAAGACTCCCCTAAGATTCAGGAGCACCGTTATTGTTGTACGTCAGTTTAGCTGAATTCAGCCTCTGCCGTTAGTTCTTCATAAGCAGCTTCAATTGAGTTTTCAAAACCACGAATCCGCTTAAGAATAGTCAGTTGGCCTTTGTGATTATTAAGCTCCTCAAAGGTGCTTACGTAATCGAGAGAGTCCAGAGATTCAATCATTGCATCAATGTCCTCCATCAGTAGTTTCCAACCAGCTCTACTGAATAGATCGAAGTAGTCTTCGTACTGTTTTTCGAGAGAGTTGTCCATATGGATTCTCCAGTTATTATATGCCTTATTGTAACATATTTTTATTTATAAGTCAAGCCTTACGTGTACGAGAAGGGGCTTTAGTAGCCCCCTCAAGTTTCTTAAGGCGTGCCTCTAGCTCATTGCATTGGGCTTGGAGGTTGCTGACTTGCTTGTTGAGGTTGTCCAAGACCTCCAGTAACTGTTTGGGTAGGAGCATTAGCTTTATCCTTGTTGTCAATTTCTTTTTCTTTCAACATTAGTTCTGCAACACGAACTCGTTTAGCGAATTCTTTTTCGTCTGCATCACCGTCCTGAAGGTTAGTGGAGATTGCTTTAATACGATCTGTCTGAGCCTCGTACTCAACAACCTCAGCTTCTGCAGCATTCTTACGAGCACGAGCAGCGAAGTCCATTGCTTGTCCCTTGAATGCTTCAGTTTGTGCCTGCTGCATTGCCATCTCCATCTGGGCTTTCTGCATAGCGAGCTGCTGTGCCTGTGGATCTGGTTGTGCTGCCTGCTGAAGTCGTGCAATAAGTTCCTCACGGTTGCCGAGGTTCATATTGTCTACGATGGCTTCAATAAGCGCAGGGTACAGAGGAGTCTCTGGACTCATGGTCTGCAGTAGCTGCACTAGCTGAGTTACTTCGTATTCACGAGCAATAATACCAAGAGAGCTACTAGCAACAAACTGATAGTCCTTCACTGGGTAACGCTCAGGGTCAAACTGCATGTACCGATAAGCCGCTTTACGTACAAACGGTAGCAGGAATGATTCTTGGAAGTTGATTAGTGTACGTTTATGACGCTTAATCAGAGCACCGAGACTCATTGAGATACCCGCAGCAGTTCCTTCGCCGTTAATAGAACCAGCGATACCTGCGGCATCTACAGCACCTGTGGCCTGCTGTACCATTGACTGCAACGCTGCAGCTTGGTTGAACGTATTAGGATCAAGATTACCAAACTTAAATGGCTGCAAGATTTCTGCAGGATTTCCGTTTGTCAATACTGTTTTTCCTGGGCGTATCTCCATCTTCGTTCCACGAGGAAGGCGAGAAGCATCCACAGCCATCATTGGGTGTACTGTGAGGGCCAGAGCATCGATACGAGCACGAAGTTCAGTATCAAGTGCTTTCTGTGAGTTGTAGCCCTTCTCACATACACCACGGCCCCAGAATCGACTAGGAACTGCATCCCATGCAAACGCAATCACTGGGCGATCCTGCATCATGTATGGGTTTTCTTCTACTTTCAGCAGTGTACCACCGTTAGCAACAACGACAATAGCCTCAACGTATTTAGACTTCTCTTCGTCATCCTCTGATAGTGATACTACTTCTTCACCTTCCTCAGTTGTCGCCTGTTCAAACAGGTAACGAGGAACAAGACCATAGTATTTAGTCAGTCGTACTTTATCGTCACTGAAGATCGATAGAGTCTGATCTGGCTCAAGGTCAGTGTCAGGAGCATCTACAAAGATCTCTTCGTCACGGTATACACCTTGTTCCTGTAGGAGTTCAATTTGGTGCATCGGTACGAATTCATCGATTGCAACGCCTAGAGCTTCTTCAATAGAAGTCGCTACAGGGTCAATCAGGAAGTTCTGCGGCAATACTGGACGTAGTTTAACAACAGTACGATCACGAGATTCTACACCGATTGCAGTCGCCTGACCACCCATGATTGGCTGTGTAGCTGGACGAATATCCTTGGTTTCCTCAAGGACTACTTCGCCAATACCTGTGCCATATATAGCAGAGTTGAGAATACACTCAGCAACAGCCTTACGAACCTTACAGTACTCAAAATCTTCGTACATTAGTTCACGCAAGATCATTACATCTTGAGCCTGAGGGTCACCTTTGTTGTCTTTAAGGTCAAACCACTTGCCACGACCGAATGTGGCCTCCTCTACCTCAGCTACAGAGGACTCTACGGCCTGCTGAAGTGCTGGAGAGATGATTTTAGAGCGTTCTGAGGCACGCATTGAGTCGTTACCGTCCCAAATGCCACGCCAGAGGCGATAGTACTCATCAAACTGCTCTTTATAGTTCGATTCGTAGTGGTCACGCCAGTTATTTGTCTTGTCCATGACCCAATCTTCAAGGGTCTCTTCAATAATAAAGCTATCTTCGTTAAAATCCATGTCTTAGTAACCTGTGATTGGGTCTAAAATTTCAATTTCGTCTTCTTCATAGTCAACATAGTAGCTGATCTTAGCTAACTGGTCTATGTAGGCTAGAGAGTCTATCAAGTCATCATGTACTAGTGGGTTCGGAAACTGAAATAGCTGGTCACAAAACTCTGTATTCCAATCTCCCTCCGCTAATACGATTTGATCGTTCTCAAAACGACCTTGAAGCGCCCAAACAATACGGTCAATTTTCTTTTGGTTACCGTGCGTGAGTTCTTCAATCCTAAAGTAACGCTGATGTGCCTTCATTAAGTCACTAATGTAGGGCAATACAGCATTCTTCAGAGCACCTTTCTCGATGCCTATCGATACTGGTCTATATTTAGCCACAGCATCAAATATCTTCTTAGCAGTTTTCTTAATGTCCCACCGACCATATACAATATCTGCTACGTACCAACCATTAGTATTTGCTTTGACAATGCTTATGGCTGTTTGGTCAAGTTTCTTTGCCTTGCTTGTGTTCGCATGCGCCACATCTGCAAAGCCTGCAAGGTCGACAGCGATGAAAAAGTCACCTTCGTCTGGCTCCTCACCAAATGAAACCCAATCCTCTTTAAAAATCTCTGATCCCAGTGCCTCAAAAGAGGCCATGAACTCTTGACGGAATGCGTACGAGGACATAGATTTCTTTGCAACGTCAATCTCCTCTGGATCGATGAGGGGGTTATCGTATGACGTAAAGTGCCAAGCCTTGTACGTTGAGTCTTCATCCTGTGCTGCATAGGTATAAAGGTCATAAAAGTGATTCCTGCCCATTGGAGTACCGATGAACATTGCATCACCTTTCTGGTCAGCCAATGCAGGGCGTAGGATTTGCTCCCAGACCGTAGGCTTCATGTCAGCATATTCATCAAGTACGAGAAACTTAAGGCTCACGCCTCGCATGGTTTCTGGTCGGTCTGCACCTTTGAGTGCAATTGTAGCTCCATTGATCAATGTGATCTGGAGGTTGTTAATGTGGGTAGACTTAATGACGGGATGAGCAAGCTCCATGAGAGTCTGCCACATGATGTCCCTCGCCTGCCCTTGTGTCGGAGCGACATAAAAGACATGACCTTTAGTGGCCTGTAGCGCATAGATGATTAGCATCCAAGCAGCTAGACGAGACTTACCTGTCCTTCGACCTGCAGCAACGATCTTGAATCGTGTGGGGTCATTCCAGACCTCCTGCTGCCAAGGGAGTAGTTCTACGTTGAGTTCACTGCTCATAGAACTCCCCATCGACTACATCATCTTCGGGGTCGCCTGAGATTACTTGGGTATCACCCCCGACACCAGTGATGTTGATCTGTATTGCATTACGACCACCACCTTTAATGACATCCTTCTCAAAGGCTGCTGTGGGCAAGACCCTATCCATCACTAGTTTCCAAGCCGCCGCTTGATTCTTATGGTCATCGTTTAGTGCTGCATCAAATATAGCTTCAAGCACCTTGGCACTCTTAGGTGATGCCAACATACGAGCTTTATATTCATTGATGATCGCAGCGTCACCTTTGGGGCGACCAACCTGACCACGACCACCAGCTTTTTTCTTTGCTAGATCAGTCTTTCTTGGTCGACCAATCTTTTTCTTTTCGACTATCTCTTCAGACATAGCATTCTCCTTACTTAAGGGTGCTTAAGGGTTGTATGAGTATGACTTAAAAGTAATAACACTTAACGATCACTCATTGGTGGGTTAAGATTACTTAAGTATATGTCTTATTGTAACATATTTTTCTTAAGAAGTCAATGGTTACTTAAGCTTACCCGCGAGTTCCTGAGATGTCAAGCCCCTGAGGGTACTTTTGTTCCCTTTTTATTACATTAGCATTAGCTTATGTATACATTAGTAATGTCTTATGTATCAAGATCTTAGAGGATTACACAGGGGTTGCACAGGGGTTCCTAATTTCACCTATTTTGTGCCTAGGAAGGTACATAAATATTCTTAAGTACAGCCACGGGCCCCCGGCCCCATCAAAAGTTATCCACAGGTTATCCACAAGCAGCCCATGAGTTATCCACAGGTGACACGCGGGAGTTATCCACAGGATATTCACAGGATACACACAGGTTATCCACAGGGCAAGTTATCCACAGGATATTCACAGGTGCACCAAAGTAGTGCATAAGTTATCCACAGGTAATACCTGAGTAATTCAGTCGGGTTTCAAAAGGAGAAGTGTGAGGGTGCGATAGGGTACACTCAGGCACTGCTCATACAGTACTGCAGTGCACAAAGTCTTTATACATTTATATACCAATGTATTAATAGTTAAACACTATCAACCCAATAGAAATTATTAATCGATAAAGACTACCAATATTCTGCAGTGGGCGTATAGTGAACGACATGGGGCAGCGCACAGGGCGAGCCCAGCTAAATGAGAATGATTATCATGAAACTACCATCACAGAAGTACCGCAAAGCAGTTGAAGCGGGTATGTTGAACGCTACACATTGGCGCGCAGAGATGCTCAGAGCAGAAGCTAATTCAGAGGATCGTTATCAATATCGTGTATGGTACCTAGATGCTCTACAGTCTTTGTCTGAACTAGGCATAAATCCAATGTACTCTGCAGAGGAGATTGCGGATATGCTAGAGGATGCGCAGCATACTTTAAAGCTATGCCGTGAACGCCTAGAGCGCGAGGCAGCGAAGGAGGCAGCAGAAGCAGCAGAGCGTGCTGCAGAGATTGAGAAGGCAGAGGCAGAGTACTGGCAGCTACGCACTGAAGTACTAGAGGCAGAGGGTTCTAGCGTGAATCCTGCAGACTACACTGCAATTGCACTCTGGGGCGAAGAACTAGGCAGCCTGCCATACTACATTGAAGCAGAGCAGATCCGAGCATCTAGAGATGGTGCACCATTGTCTGCAATCTACAAAAAGGATACTGGGCGCTGGGTGACTGTTCACGAGATTGAGAACAGAGACCTAAAATTGAGACTATTAGAAGCAATACAGGAGGCAGCATAATGAAACTATTAACAGACCGCGAGATCGCAGCAGTGCAGAAGCAGATTGCTAGGCTAGAGGGATTCCAGAGCGCCTATGCTGAGGAGATGCTAGGCTACTATAGAAAATTGTTAGAATTATATTCAAAATAGGGGTTGTATTCTCTAGAGTCTACTAGTACAGTGGGCTCTACGGAATGCACAGCATATACAACGCAATAGCGAGGGACTCACCATGATCGCAACTATCAAAGCAGCAAAAGCTTTTGGCGTAGTGACTAAAGGCAATAGCAAAATCCATGGCTCTACATTCAGCACAGATCCGCAGGCGTGCAAAGTGGGCAGCAAACTAGTCAATGTCGCAGGCTCTACCTGTAGCGGCTGCTATGCGCTCAAGCTTGCAAAAGTGTACCCATCTGCGCTGCAGAGCTGGAAAAATAATCTAGAGCTATGGTTGTCTGCACTAGAAACTGATCCTCAGGCATGGATTGATTCCATGGTGCTACAGATTCGCAAGCACTCACAGAACAAAACAAAAGCAAACGCAAAAGGCGCGGGTTATCATCGCTGGTTCAGCGCTGGAGACCTGCCTAGCCTAGATGCTCTGCGTAGTATTGTCGCAGTAGCAAAAGCGACTCCAGAGATTCAGCACTGGCTGCCCACACGCGAGAAGCAGATTGTTTCGCAGTATCTCGCTACGCATCTAGAGGGATTCCCAGAGAATCTCACAGTGCGCCTGAGTTCTGCCATGGTGGACGGTGAACCGCTCAAGGTCGCTGTGAGTACTAGCACAGTACACCACAAGGGTAGCCCAGTGGGCTACTCCTGCCCAGCATATCAGCAGGAGGGTAGCTGCGGCGATTGCACTGCATGCTGGAAAAAATCAGTACAGAACGTATCATACAAAAAACACTGAGGAGCTATGATCATGGAATTCAAATTAAATCTAGTAGCTGGAAAATGGGAATTGACATACTGGGGCTCGGTTGTTATCTTTAACGATAGGCAGACTGCACTAGATTTTCTACTAGTGCTCCTGAAAGATGCGGAGGGCATGATCTAATGGAATTCAAAACCGGCGACTATATCGCATATAAAGACAAACAGATCACTATTATATGGGGATCTCTAGATAACCTGTATATATGCGACACAAGCACAGGCGCAGAGCTGGAGTGCGTAGAGATACCAGAGCTAGAATTTATTGCAGATGCGCAGGCTATAGCGTATGATCTAGCAGACCAGTATTATATTGACCATCCACAAAAGGAGCTAGCATTGTGAATATTTTTGTACTAGACGCAGATCCTATCAAGTGCGCACAGATGCACTATGATAAACACGTTGTAAAAATGATACTAGAATATGCACAGCTACT